GGTTCTATTGAAGAAAATGATGCGATTGGTTGAAGTCAGAACAGGGGATTAACAGGGCCACATCAGTGCACGGAATTGCCCTTCTTGTCGAGGAACAGGGAATGGCTTTAGCCTCACCGTTGACGCAACCCTGATGCCCGCCTCCACGCTGGGTCAAACACAAACTAGCGTATCGGTAGCAGCGGGCGAGCGGAGAATCCAAGCTGGATCCGTTGCTGTGTCCAGTCGATTGGCAGCTGCCGCCAGCACAATTTCTTGACGGTCAGATTGGAAGGGTAATTCCCGTCGAGAATAGCATCAACGATGTCCGGCGCAAGAAAGGCACACCCCAAAACCCGCCGGAAGTACTCTTGTTTTAGATTGAGTCGCTCGGCAGCCAGCTTCCGATTCGGAATCTCTCCAGCCAGTACTCCTTTTCGCCATTGATGAGCGCGAACGACGGCCTTCAATATTGGTGTGATTATTTGAAGTTTCGACGAATCGGGACTGATGACGAGGCGCATTTCTTTACCGCAACGTCTAAGCCGCGCCTCAATCGTAATGCGAATTAAGTCCTCGGAGCCCGATTCCTGGTGCTGGGGCACCGTCAGGAAGCACTGGCCGGATTCGTTATCGTTAAAGGAAGCGCGGAGTTCGGTCCTGCCCATTTCAATCTCTATCTTGTCTGTGCGAACGACGATCCGCCGGACGACCTTTCTGACGAACCCGCGTCGAGTGGCGGGCGAGGCGTTTGACAACTCCTCTGCAAGGCTTCCCGCGCCTCTGATCAGCCGTTGCAACGTCTCCGAATCGTCGTTAGGAAAACTGAGACTGTTCATCACCTCTTTGGTCGAGCACAAGAAGGCCTGCAGGCTTTCGGAAATCTGCCGTTCGATATCGTATGCTGGCAGCCGCACCGCCTTTGTCTGACTTTCGGAATTCACGCCAGCATCTTGCAGAAAGTAATAGCGGTACCTCTTCCCATTCTTCACCGTGTGGGAGGGCCGGAACCGATTGCCGTCAACATCTTGCAGCAGGCCAAGAAGCATACTTGAGCAGTTTGCCCTTACGTCATTCCTTCGTCCTCCATTGTCACTTCTTAATTGAGCCTGCACCCTGTTCCATAAATCCCTCGGGACAATGGCTTTCTGTTCTCCTGGATAGCATTGCTTTTGATGGAGGACTTCCCCGAGGTAGGTTCGATTTTGCAGAATCAAATAAAGGGCTCCCCGGAAAAACGAACCACCACCCGACCGGCATCCGGTCGAGTTCACTCGCAACTTGGTCCTGAAGCCATGCTCATCCAGATACGCCTTCAGTTTGGAAACAGACCCTAGTTCCAGATACCAGTCGTAGATATTGTTGACGAGCTTTGCTTCTTCCTCATTCACCACAAGTTTACGTTCCTTCACGTCATAGCCAAGAGGTATGGTGCCGCCCATCCACATGCCCTTGCGCTTGGAAGCCGCAACCTTGTCACGGATCCTTTCGCCTGCAACTTCCCTTTCAAACTGCGCGAAGGACAGCAGAATGTTCAGAGTCAACCGCCCCATGGACGTAGTGGTATTGAATTGTTGTGTCACAGACACGAACGACACACCGCAGGCGTCGAGCGTCTCAACAATCTTGGCAAAGTCCGCCAGGCTGCGTGTCAACCGGTCGACCTTATAAACAACGATTGTGTCGATTTTATTGGCCTTCACATCTTCTAGCAATTGCTTCAGGGCCGGCCGCCCCATATCTCCGCCGGAATACCCTCCATCATCGTAAGAGGTAGGAATGGCTCGCCAGCCTTCATGTCGCTGACTGACGATGAACGCTTCGCAGGCTTCTCTCTGGGCATCGAGAGAATTGAAGGACTGCTCCAGACCTTCCTCGGAAGATTTTCGGGTATAGATTGCACAGCGGACAAGTGCTTTCTGCTGGATCGTCAAGCAGCCTCCTTCGGGGCTTTGATGCCTCTGTCCTTGAGCCCAAAGAATAATGGTCCCGACCATCGAGTACCGGTGATCAGGCGAGCTATTTCCGAAAGACTTTCATATCGAGCGCCTCTGTATTCGTAGTTCTCTTCTTCCACGTTCACGATGTGGAGCTGTTCTTTCCACTGCCGTATGAGCCGAGTTCCTGGCTTGATTTCCAGCTTCTGTGCAACGGACCTACCAGAGGCGTCGATCGAAGCCGCGAGTTCCCCGAGACGACGATGACTGCGGTCGCTGAGTTCGCTAAATTCTTTCTCTTGTATGCGATACGCTAGAAACTGGACCAGTAATTCCTTCCTCATCCCCTCCGGAGGATCTGTGTTGAAAAGCTCTTGCCAAAGTTGAAATAAGGCGGTTTTTTGCAAGAGCGGTAACGCCAAAAGTCGATCGGAAATCGCTACGTTCGCCATCGTGCCTCCTGAGTGGGGCTAGCAACATTCGCGCTCTTTACGGGAACAAGTTCAAGTGGAATTTGCTCGACGATCGAGCTCATTGAACTTGACTTACGGGCGGCAAGATGAATGGAAAAACTGAGACATCTGCGGAGTTGGGGCGGTGGGACCGCATTAAAGAGCTGTTTCCAAAGTTCTCGGAGCGCCGTTTTGCTGAGTTTTGGCAATGTCGTAAGACGGTGGGCAATCGGTTTCGGCATACGTACCTCCTTGACCAACATTGACGCTTCCTTTCGCGTAAATAATCAACTAATTCCCATTAAGATAGGGCTCGAATCAGAGGCCACGATGAGTGCTAGGTCCATTAGGGAAAAATCGATCTGGAAGACCAAGTTGCTCCGAGATCCTCTGGTTTCCGCTGCTTTTGGCCACTATTTCCAGCGCGATTGGCCGGCCCAACAGATACTGGACGGATTGCGATCCACCGGTGCGGACATTGAACGATTAAGGGAATGGGCTCTATATTCCTTTCATCCTCTTGGAAAAGACGAGGCAGAAGAAAAGCGCCAACGCGGCCTCATGATGCGAACTCAGCTTAAGAAAGCACTCGTCGGTTATGAAAACGCGATAGCGTTCTATTGGATATATGCCTCCGCACCTGACTTCAACTGGCCAGAGTCCATAGCCATGTCCAAGAGATTCAAACACCTGCTCGAACTGAACCGGCATCTCGAGCGCGAAGCGAGGTCGATCTTAGAGAGGGCTGCGACCAACGACCTCTATAAGACAAAGCGTTTGGGCGTGTTCTGGCAGTCTGCATACCTCTTTCTCAGCAGGTCGTATATCGGCAGATTGACAAATTGGAATGAACGCAAGATCTTGGGGGCAATGACGCACTTGATAGCGGCTTCTCACAAATCCGTGCGCAATAGAGTACCTAAGAACCTGCGCACGCTGATTAGAAAGGCGTTGCGGGAGTTCGAGGGCAACCCTCGAAACGCGAGAATCATTGAACGCCTTCGAAAAGCCGATGCGGACGCTAAGGTCGTATCTGAAATGTTCCCACCACTGATTACAAATCCCAGTTAATTCGTCTCGCATTTCGGAAACAAAATCGGCCCGACAAGAACGATTCGATTCCCCGGTTTTCCACGTCTGCGTGACGGACACTCTTGTTTGAAACAAAGGAGGGTCCTTGAATAACGGAAGAGTTGCTGGACGGGCCCCACGTCTTAAGGTCCGATATCGCTCGATCGCCTCTTTGAAGTCGAATCCCAAGAACACCCGTCTGCACAGCGACAAACAGGTCAGGCAAATCGCGCGAAGTATAGAAGCTTTTGGTTCAATCGTTCCTGTCTTGATTGACGGCAGTTCGCAAGTGATCGCCGGCCATGGCCGAATACAGGCTGCCCAGTTCCTGGGTCTGAGGGAACTCCCGACAATTTGCGTTGAACACCTCACAGAGGTGCAGGTCAAAGCGTTTGCGATCGCGGATAACAAGCTGACCGACAATTCCACATGGAACATCGAGCTCTTGGGAGAACAGCTGAAGACTCTTTCCGAGGTTGAGCTGGATTTTGATCTTGAGGTAACAGGCTTTGAAATGGCAGAAATCGATCTGTTGATCGAGGGGCTTTCCCCTACCGCTGAGTCGGATGCCGATCCAGCCGATGAAGTGCCCGATGCGGTCGAAGAACAAGTTAGCCGGCCAAAGGACCTATGGTCGTTGGGGCAACATGCGATCTTCTGTGGCGATGCGCGCGACAAACAGAGCTATTCGCTACTCCTCGATGGCCGCAAAGCTGACTTGATTCTCACCGACCCGCCGTACAACGTGAGAATCGCGGGACACGCTACAGGCCTGGGAGCGATCCAGCACAAGAACTTCAAAATGGCCGTCGGAGAGATGAGCGAGGGCGAATTCACAGACTTCCTCGCTTGCGTATTCGAACGACTTGCGCTCCACAGTGTTGATGGTTCTCTGCACTACGTGTTTATGGATTGGCGACATGCAAGGGAGATCTTGACGGCCGGGAAGCAAGCTTACACAGAGCTAAAAAACGTAATTGTTTGGGTTAAAGATAACGGTGGCATGGGGTCGCTTTATAGAAGCCAACATGAACTGATTTTTCTATTCAAGAACGGCAAGGATTGCCATCAGAACAATGTGCAACTTGGCAAATTCGGCCGATACCGCACGAATGTCTGGAATTACCCGGGCGTCAATTCCTTCTCTCGGGCGACCGAAGAAGGCAACTTGCTCGAACTTCATCCGACGGTGAAGCCCGTCGCATTGGTTGCCGACGCCATGATGGATTGTTCGGCACGGGGCGACATCGTCCTTGACCCATTCCTAGGAAGTGGGACAGCGGTGATCGCTGCGGAACGGACTGGACGCGTCTGTTATGGCATCGAGCTTGATCCACTGTACGTCGACACCATCGTCCGCCGCTGGCAAAAGTTCACAGGATTGTCTGCTACACACGCCGCCTCGGGGCGCCGCTTCAACGAACTTGAAAAGGAGATCACTAATGAGCAGCAGCAGTGACGGAACGATCGACCCCACAGAGAGCGACAAACCAAACGAATCGCCGGCGGGAACTGAGCAGATAGGCTTTTGCAGACCGCCCCAAGCCACACGCTTTAAGAAGGGATTCTCTGGCAATCCCAAAGGACGTCCGAAGCACAGTCTCAACGTGGCTACCGCATTCATAAAGGCCTCACGCGAAAAAGTGATCATCAATGAAGGCGGCAAGCGGAAAACCGTTACCAAGTTGGAAGCTGCCCTTAAACAGCTCGTGAACAAAGCGGCTTCCGGCGACCATCGCTCCTGCCAGCAGTTGATCGACTTGGCTCACGACGCAGAGGCTAAACAGCAAGCTTCACCGGGCCAGGAGCCAGTCCTCACCGATCTCGATCAGGAGGTTGTCGAAGGAATTCTCCAGCGTTTTGAAGTTGCCAATGACAAATCCGAGGAGGCCGAGCATGACGATCAATCCGCATGAATATCAGGCTCTTTGCCGTCAGGACTTCTACACCTTTATGCACCGCGCCTTTGGAGAATTGAACCCTAAGGTGCAATTCTCACACAACTGGCATAACGAACTGATTGCGGCCAAATTGGAGGCCTGCCGGCTTGGCAAAATAACCCGTCTCATCATCAACGTGCCACCGCGCTCACTGAAGTCCCATGCCGCCGCCGTCTGCTTTCCGGCTTTCCTGTTGGGTCACAATCCGAGCGCCCAGATCATCTGCGCTAGCTACGGACAAGACTTGGCCAGCAAGCATTCCCTCGACTGCCGCACGCTCATCTCCAGCAATTGGTACCAGAGCCTGTTCCCCGCACGGCTGGCCCCACAGAAGCAATCCGTACAGGAATTTCTTACCACCCGAAAAGGTTTTCGCCTGGCTACCTCGGTTGGAGGCGTGCTGACCGGCCGCGGGGCCGACTTCATCATCATCGATGACCCGCTCAAGCCCGACGAAGCCCTATCGGAGAGCCAGCGCAAGGCTGTAAACGAGTGGTTCGACCACACCTTGTACAGCCGGCTCAATAACAAGCAGACCGGCTGCATCATCATTATTATGCAGCGTTTGCACGAGGACGATCTGGTCGGCCACGTCTTGGAACAGGAACACTGGGAGCATGTGAGGCTTCCGGCCATTGCCGAAGAAGACGAAACGCACGTCATCGCAGGGCGTTATCGGACTCGGGTCGTTCGGCGGAAAGCCGGTGAAGCTCTTCATCCCGAGCGGGAACCCCTGGAACTGCTCAAACACCTACGACGAACGATCGGCGAGTACAACTTCGCCGGACAATATCAGCAACTGCCCTCCCCGCTCGGCGGCGGCCTGGTCAAAGCGGAGTGGTTCAGACACTACATTCCCGGTGCTCAACCAGCCAAGTTCGACATGATCATTCAGAGCTGGGATACAGCAAACAAGTGCACCGAGTTGAGCGACTACAGCGTTTGCACAACCTGGGGCCGCAGGAACAAGTGGCTTTACCTTCTGCATGTACTTCGTCAGCGTCTGGACTACCCACAGTTGAAGCGAGCCGTCCGAAGTCAGGCCGAGTACTTCAATGCGACCAACATTCTGATTGAAGACAAAGCCTC